GGTGGTGGTGCTGCTGTGACATATGCTCGTAGGTACTCTTTGATGGCAGCGGCAGGAATTCCAGCAGAAGATTGTGACGCAGAAGGCGCTATGAATCGACAGCCAAGACCAACTAACCGAGGTCAGCGATAATGGATTTCTACGATATAGAGCAAAATACCGACCAATGGTATGAAATGCGTTTGGGTAAATTAACGGCATCGCAATTCGGTACTGTTATGGCTCATGTTAAAAAAGATTTCGGTGACCCAGCTAAAAGATACGCAGTTCAAATAGCACTCGGTCAGATAACTGGCGTTGTCCCGCCAGCTGGTTACCAAAACGAGCACATGATTCGCGGGCATGAGCAAGAGCCTATCGCTAGGGCGCAGTATGAAGTCACATTCGATTGCGAAGTAACTAATGGCGGTTTTTTCTGTAATGAATTTATAGGTGTATCGCCAGATGGCTTGGTTGGCGACAAAGGTGTTATAGAAATAAAATCGGTAATAGCAGCCAAGCATTTCGCAACACTTAAAAGCCAATCTTACGACAAAGGTTACAAGTGGCAGCTAATCGGCAATCTGTTCTATACAGGTTCAGATTGGATAGACTTCGTTAGTTACTGCTCAGAGTTCCCAGTAGGTCGTCAGCTATACACTTACAGAATACACAGGGAAAGTGTAGAGTCAGAAATAGAGCTCATGCAGGAGCGATTTGAGTCCTTTAAAGAGTTGGTTAGCCAAACAAAAGACGAAATCTTGAACGCCACCTATTTCGGTGAGCTTAATGAGAATATCTGATAAATTAAAAATGAGGATAGTTAAGATGCTGCACTTCACCCAGTTAAACTACTCCGAAATTTCACGCTCATTGGGCATACGCAGGGAAGTGGTTTATAAAGTAGCTAAAGAAACAAGGGACGATAAGCCGCTAACCGATGAGGAGCTGGCTTGCACTAGCGTAACGCAGGGATTTATGAATTACTTAGCGAGGAATGACGATGGACGATGAGGAGTGGTTCGAGGTTATTGTTGGCTTAATAATAATCGGTGTTGGTTTTATTTTTATAGTTCAAACTTTACATTAAGGAGAGAAAGATGAAAGACGAAAACGCAGTATATGTTGCACTAGCTATAGGGTTCGCTTCACTAGGGGCTTGGTTCACTCACATTATCCACTGCCTGATACACGCTAAGTATTTGTTATTAGTTGCTGGCGCGTTCATGTTCCCTGTAGGAATTATTCATGGGGTAGGTATTTGGTTCGGAGTCAACTGGTAATGGGTACTAAAGGGATTGATCAACGCCCTTATGATCGAGAAAAATTTAACAATAATTTTGATGCTATTTTCGGAAAGAAAAAAGAAAAGAAAAAGGAAGTAAAAGATGAAAGAACAAAACCCGATAGAGTTGACGATAGTAAAGCCACCTAAAGAGGATTATTACTTTTTAAGGCTGGCTACGGAAAGTAGTCTAACAATGATTGACATAGGCGATGAAGAAGCAGTGTTTGATTTTCATAAAAAAATTGCTGCTTTATCTGAGCAAATTGTTAAAATATGCAAAAGCGAGGTAATACACTAATGGAAAATCCAAGTCAGTACGATCTAATCAAAGATCATTTAGAGTCAGGTAAAACGCTCACAAGGTTAGAAGCATTAACTGAGATGGGAATCTTAAACCCTACGGCAGTTATATCAACACTACGCCAAAGCGGTATTCCTATTGAGACTCGTATGATTAAAGTTAGAAATCGCTGGGACGCTGTTTGTAAAGTAGGGCAGTGGTACATACCTGAACAGGATAAACCTTTATTCAAAAGAAATCGCAGCTAGGCAGCTCTTCCTTGCGCTGCGCTGGTCAGCGTTACCTAGCAACCAGCAAACTTTAACTTAAAATCACTTTCAAATTTGAGAGTTATTTTCCACCTTGAAAAGAGAGATATATTATGCAATACGATGACAACAATAAAGGCGCAATCTGGAACGCAAAAGAAAGAGCTTCTGACAAACACCCACACTTCACTGGTCGGGCAATGGTAGATGGCACTGAGTATTACATTTCAGCATGGAAACGCGACCCAGACGGCAACCCTAAAGCGCCAGTCGTTAAGTTCAGTTTCAAAAAAGTTGATGATGTCAGAGCGCAACCGCAGCAAACAATGCAGCAACCGCAACAAGCTACAGCGCAGCAATACGCTCAAGCTACAGGGAAGCCAGCGCAACCTGCTGCTGATATTGATTTTAATGATGATATACCTTTTTAGGAGATAGGCGATGGTCAGTGCTAGAGCAGTAACAAATGAGCAAGGCAGTATGAGGCAGTCAACAATCACAGCAGACGGCTTGGCTACTGGCACTGATTTTGACCCTTGGCTAACAACGACAACCACATTCACTAGGAAAATGGCTCTGTCAGAAATAAGGGATAATATCAACGGCTCACACAGGTTAGACCAGTTCGGTACGTTAGCTATGTACGCATTTAGGCTGGGATTCGAAGATACTAAAACCTGCGTACTGCAAGATAATAAAGTTAATGTATGCCAAGACTTGTACGTTGGCGAATATGTTTTTAGAAAAATTAAAGGCTTGATGTACAAACGCAAAATCAAAAAAGGCGAGAAATATGGAGCAGATTGTAGTCGTTACCGATAACGCTAGATCGGTAGTAGAGGCAAAAAAGGCGCTATTAGATAAAATTGAACAGGGTGAAAACTTCGGAATAACCTTTAAAGGCTTATCGCAGCGCACACTATCACAGAACGCGCTGCTCCATGTATGGCTTCGGTCTTACGCTTCCCACCTGCTGAGAAAGAAATTAGACCTTGTGTCTGAGCGCGAAGTAGGGTATATGAAAATGACAGCTAAAAGGCGTTGTTACGCTGATACTAGCTGGGGGTGGTTAATCGAGCATCGAAAAGACCTTATCACTAAGGAATCGAGCAAAGGCTTAACCAGTAGTAAGAAGTGGTCAAAGGGTGAATTGTTTAACTTCATGGAGTGGCTACAGGCTTACGCAGCTAATGATGACTTGATACTTGAGTCTAAAGGCGAATATGAGGCACTGAGAAATGAACAACAGTGAGAAGGCAGTTTGTGAGAAGTATAAACATATTGGTGAGGTCAGGTTTTTATTAGCTATGGCTTTTCAGTGTGACAGCCCAACCGAGAAGAAAAAAATCGAGGAGCGGGCAATGATTGAGCTAGATTCTTACATTTACGATAATTACAGGATTTACAAAGTTTAATGCCGAAAAAAACGCTAAGAGCACAAGCACTGGAGACTCTACAGAAGTTAGTAAGGTTAAAGGCGGCAGACGATAACGGATATTGTACTTGTGTATCTTGCGGAGTCGTTAGAAAGTGGAACGATGACATTCAGGGTGGGCATTATATACCTAAAGGCAGTAGTTCGTACTGGGCGCTGCAAGAGGAGAATGTTCACCCTCAGTGTAAAACTTGCAATATATTCGGTATGAAACAGGGCGATGCAGCCCAAACCTACGCACTGTATATGATAGATATGTATGGTCGGGATTTCGTTGACAATATGCACGACAAAAAAAGAGAGTTGCGTAAATACTATGCTGCCGATTATAAAGATATGCTGCGCGACTGGAATGAACAAATAACTGAAAATTTAAAAAGGATTGGGCATGAGTAGCACAGAAAATGTACGGAAATTTAGGGAGCGGCAAAAGGCTAAAGGTTTAGCCGAAGTCAGGGGTATTTACCTACCGAAGAAATATCATGCTACAATCAAAGAATACGCGCAAAAACTAAAGGGGAAATCATGAGTTTGCAGATCGAATATAAGGCTACTTCTAGCCTGATACCTTACGTCAATAATTCAAGAACGCATAGCGAAAAGCAGGTTCAACAAATCGCTGCCAGCATTAAAGAGTTCGGATTTACTAACCCTATACTCGTTGACGAAGATGACGGCATTATAGCGGGGCATGGGCGGCTGATGGCGGCTCAATTGCTAGAGCTTGAAGATGTCCCGACTATGCAGTTATCTGGGCTTACAGAATCGCAGAAGAAGGCTTATGTCATTGCTGATAACAAGATAGCACTGAATTCTGGCTGGGACGATGAGCTTCTGAAGGTGGAAATAGAAACCCTGAAAGAATTTCAGTTCGACACTGACCTTTTAGGTTGGGACGTTTTACCTAATTTCGATGACGATGTTGATTACTCTATACTAGATGCACTCGAAGATAGCGATAGCAGCGCAGATGAGATGAGTAATGATGTTAAAAAAGCTATACAGATAGAGTTCGAGCCGCAAGATTACGAAATAGCGCAGCAAATGATCAAAGATGCGAGGGAGAGTGGTGTTTATATTGGTGGCGCTCTTATTAACGCACTGAGCGCAGAAGCATGATTCCAGTCTACGTCCCTAGCTACAACAGGGCTGAAACGATAAAGACTACGGCATGGCTTGATAAGAGTAATGTCCCTTACAAAGTCCTTCTACATAGCGAGCAGTGTAAAAAAGATTATTTAGCTGCTGGCAGGGTCAAAGAAAAAGACATCATAGTTACTGGTGCGCCTTTCGGGGTGACGAGCCAGAGAAACTGGATAGTTAATAATCTCGCGGTCAAAGGTGAGTGGTATGTGTCCCTAGATGACAATATCAGAGGAATGAAAAGGGTTGTTGATAAGCACTACAACAAGAAAAAGCTCAATGTTGACTCACCAGCAATAAGCCAAGCCGACTTCAGCCAGAGTTTCACAGCAGCAGAATACTTGAAACTGTTAGAGCAGGATATAACTGTAGCGGAAACCATCAAAGCAGAATATATAGGTTACGCAACAGTCGATAATTACTTTTTCAACAGTAAGAAATACAAACCTGTTGGTTATGTAATCAGCAAAGCTTGTGCTGTTAAGTACGCAGGATTGCAATATGACCCTGATTTAGAAGCTATGGAAGATTTCGGCTATTGCGCTTCTCAGTTAGTGAAGAACAACTGCGTATTAATTAATTCTTGGATTAAGCCAGTCGCAGGGCATTACGAAAAAGGCGGTATCGGCACATACGAGCAGAGAGTTCCGCGCAAAATTGTAGATTGCGAATACCTAATGGGTAAATACCCTAATCTTTTCAGGTATAAAGTAAAGAAAGGCTGCCACCCTAAAGCTGAAATACAAATTAGGTTTCACAGCCCCAAGCAGGTAATAGAATGGAAAAAGAAAGAGGGGATTATGAATGATTAAGCTGCAAATGAATAAGGTACAGCATGAAAGAAAGCGAGGCTCAGTTTGCGAATATATCGAGCCTAACGTAAAAGAGTCTTGCTACCTATATGACGGAGATGAGTTAGTAGGCATTTACCTCAAAGAGCTACCTGAGAAGTACGACAGCTTAAAGCAGCTCATGGCGATAGCTAACAAAGAGTTCCTTTCAGACAGAGTTCCAAAAACTGAGCTAGAAAGGTCTGATGTAATGTCAATGCAGAAGAAGTTAGGAATCTCAAGGGCAGAGGCAAAAAAGCTAGGCACTGTACAGCAGAGCACAATCATAGGCTCTATACCTAAAAAGCCACACATGAGAAGGAATTACCACAACCGCAGCAGTGTTCACGCAGTCAAAACCGCAAGCACATTCATTAAAGCCATGCTCAGGGCGACCAGCCGTATTGAGCAGCTTATGCAGGAACTAATGCCTGGGGTATATGAAGCGCACGCAAAAGCGATTAGCCCAGTAGATGAGAAGCACAGATTCGGAAACTTATTCACTAGCAGTATTAGCAACTTCAATATAGCAGCACCTTTTCATCAAGATAGAGCTAATGTAAAGAAAACGCTGAATGCTATATACACTCACAGGCACAACTCTACAGGTGGTTGTTTGTACGTTCCTGATTATGACGCTTGCTTCGAAATGCCAACAGGAAGCTTATTACTGTACCCTGCATGGCGTAATATGCACGCAGTAACACCAATTAAAGCAACACATGAAGGCGGATATCGTAATAGTTTAGTGTTTTACGCATTGTCAGGCTTCATTGAAAAAGAGTAATTATTTTAAATTGTCTAGTATTAAAAAGGTTTCGGTATGCGCGAAAAAATAGAATTGAATTTAGATGCACTGGAAAAGCTATGTAGGCTTAATTGCACCCATGAGGAGATAGCTGCGTATTTTAATGTTAGTGCAAAAACCATACAGCGCAGATATAACGAAGAGCCTGATTTCGCTGAGGCGGTCGATAGAGGTAAGGCGCATGGTAAGTTATCGCTCAGACGGCAGCAGATTAAGCTCGTAGAAGAAGGCAATCCTACAATGGCGATCTGGCTAGGCAAGCAGTTGCTCGGGCAGACTGATAAGCAAGAAATTGACCAGTACAACCATGGGGATAAAATCTCTATTGAGATAGTCAACCCTGACGCAGTTTAATGGCGAAACTGACCCCAACAAGCCCACAGTTTAAATACATAACAACAGACGCTAAGTTCCCCGCTCTGGTTGCAGGCTTCGGTGCTGGCAAGACTGAGGCGGCTGTACTGCGCTGCATTATAGGTAAGTTACGCAACCCTGAAACAAACAGAGGGTTTTATGAGCCAACCTACGATTTGATAAGAATGATTGCATGGCAGAGATTCGAGGAGATTCTAACTGCTATGGAGATTCCTTATGTCCTCAGAAAATCACCAATAAACTGTATTGATTTAGGTCGTTACGGTCAGATTATATTTAGATCAATGGATAACATTAACCGCATCATAGGTTATGAGCACGCAGACGCAGATATTGACGAGCTAGATACTCTTAAATCAGATGACGCAGCAGCCGCATTTAGGGCGATTATGGCGCGTAACAGGCAGGTTAAGCCTAACGGTGAGCCAAATACTATAGGCGTTACAACCACGCCAGAGGGCTTTAAATTTGTCTATAAAACATGGAAAAAAGAGCCGAAGCCTGACTATCAAATAATTCAAGCGCCAACAGATTCCAACCCGCATTTACCGCCCGATTATATTGAAAACCTGAAAGCTATCTACCCGAGCCAGTTACTGCAAGCATATACTCAGGGTGAGTTCGTCAACTTAACGCAGGGCACAGTCTATACTGGCTATGACAGAGAAGGAAACGACAGTAACGAAGAAGTAATCGAAGGTGAATGGCTGTTAGTCGGCATGGATTTTAACGTGACCGCTATGAGTGCAGTTGTTTATGTGCAGAGAGATGACGCATACCACGCAGTTGATGAGTTAGTCCGAATATATGATACGCCAGCTATGATTACGGCGTTGCAACAGCGTTACCCTGAGCACAATATAATTGTTTATCCTGATGCCAGTGGCGGTAGCCGTAAAACTGTAGACGCTTCTATAAGCGATATATCTTTACTGGAGTCGGCTGGCTTTGAGATACGAGCGCACAAGAAAAATCCATTAGTGAAAGACAGGGTTATGGCGGCTAATTCAGCCTTTGAATCTGGCGCTGTTATGGTAAACTCAGCAAAATGTCAAGAGCTTACTGGCAATCTTGAACAGTTAAGTTATGATGCTAATGGCAGCCCCGACAAATCAAGCGGGCTAGACCACTTAATTGATGCGGCAACTTACCCTATTGCGTATGAGTTACCGATAAATAAACCTATAGCGGCTGTGCCGTTTAATTTCGTGATGTGAATAATATGAGCGTAGACCAGCAAAACCCAGAATTCGATAAATACGTTAATGAGTGGACTAGGGTAACTGATTGCTGTGAGGGGCAGCGAGCAGTAAAAGATAAGCGAGCAGAATACCTTAGACCGATGGAAGGTGTAACTACAGAAGATAGCAGATATATTAGCTATATCAATCGCGCTGTATTTGTAAACTTCACAGGTCGAACTAAAGAGGGTTTAACTGGCGCTATATTTAGGTCTGAGCCTGAGATTGAGATACCAGACCAGTTAGAATACTTATCAGAAAATGCCGATGGCGCTGGTGAATCACTAAGCAGCCTAGCTAAAGATGTGTGCGGTGAAGTTATCGGTAAAGGTCGCCACGCTCTATTAGTTGACTTCCCACAGCTAGAACAGGGATTAACTCTTGAGCAGACGCAGCAAATCCAACCACAGGCATCTATTAACCGTTATACAGCAGAGAATTTTATTAACTGGAATGTCTCCGTTGTTGCTGGGCGTAAGATACTAACCCTAGCTGTATTATGCGAGCTATACGATGGCGATGAAGATGAGTTCACTTATGAGCTGAAGAAGCAGTATAGAGTGCTGAGACTGCGAGATGGTGTGTATACTCAACAGCTATACAGGGAAGAAATGCCTTATGGTGAAGAATTCACGCCTAAACGGTCTGACGGTTCTAGCTTTGATTTTATCCCGCTTTATATTATCGGTAGTGAAAATAACGATGCTTCGGTTGATGTACCACCACTTGCGGATATCGCTAACGTCAATATTGCTCATTATCGCAATAGTGCAGACCTTGAAGAAAACTGTTTCATTCATGGTCAATTAACTCTAGGCGTATCTAGCTCTATGAGTATGAGCCAGTTCGCAGAAGCTAACCCTAATGGGATAACTGTAGGCTCAATGGCTGGTCATTTTCTAGGTGAGTCAGGCGGCTTTAGCTCAGTACAGGCTAGTGAAAACCAGTTAGCCGACAAGCTAATGGAGCGCAAGGAAGATCAAATGCGAAAGCTGGGCGCTAGAATGGTAGAGAATACAGGCAATAAAACAGCCACTCAAAGCCGTATAGATGCAACAGGTGAGAGTTCAATTTTATCTACTATTGCTGATAATGTGAGTGACGGTATACAAACCTGCATAGTATGGTGCGGTCAGTTCATGGGTGTAGATGCCGAGGAAGCTACCTACTCACTTAATAAGAAGTTCTTTGACGATGACGCTAATCCACAGTTAATGATGGCGGCTATCCAGTTAAATGACCGAGGCGTAATTGGCAAGTCTGACTTACAAGATATGGCTCGCTCGCAGGGTATCGTGAAGCCTGAGCGCAGTAACGAAGATATAGACGGTGAAGTTGAGGTTGTTGCGCCCATCTAATGGCTAGTGATGACCTAATAAACGCAGCTACACGCCACCAAGTATTCGTACAGAGGTACGCTGGCGGCTTATCTAATGCTTATCTCAAATCGCTAAAGAAAACCTATGCCGAGGTTCTAGCTCGGTTAATGGAAGATGAGCTAACAGATATAGCAGCTGCAAGGCTAACTCAGGTGCGGCTCGATATGGAGCAGCTACTCAATGATGGTTACGATGTAGCTAAAAGCCAATTTATTCTTAATCTTAATGAATTCGCTAATGCCGAGGCTGACTTTTCAGCTCAGTTACTCACTGCTGGTAGCGATGTAGAGTTTAGCGCAGCCTTACCTGCACCGATACAGATACAAACCGCCCTTGCTTTAAAGACATTCACGCCAGATAACGGTAAGACTCTGGTTAATATAGAGGAAGCCTTAACTAATTTCGGTACTAAGAAGGCAGAGCAGGTGCGCCAAGTAGTCAGAGATGGCTTTTTATTGGGTGATACTAACGTACAGATAGCTAGTAAGATAAGCGAAGTTGAGAAAATAACTCGCTCTCAGGCAGATTCACTCGCTAGAACGATGACTAACCACGCTTCAGGCGTTGCTAGGTCAGAGACTTATAAAGCTAACAGTGATGTTTTAGACGGCTACGAATGGGTGGCAGTATTAGATAGTAGCACTACACTCACTTGCTCAGGGCGTGACGGCAAAGTTTATGAGTTATCGGCAGATAGCCCACAACCGCCAGCTCACTTTAACTGTAGATCAACTACCGTACCAGTAGTAGACCCTAGATATGCTTCAAAGAGAAAGGTAGCACCACTACGACCAAGCGAAACAGGCAGAGTAAAGGCGAGCACTTCTTACGGTGACTGGCTCAAGAAACAACCCGCAGCTTTTCAAGATGAATACTTTAGTAAGTTTAAAGACGGTAAGATTAAAGCCGACCTATTCAGAAAGGGTGGTTTAGATATTGGAAGGTTCACTGATGTACGCGGAGCTGAGTACAGTTTAGACCAATTAAAGGCATTAAACCCATTAGCATTTGACGTTATTGATTCTTAGTGGTATATAGAACAGACCGCTATAGGGTAGCGGCATTACTATAACTAGGGGTTATAAATGACTATTCAATATAAGGTGAGTGCAGAGAGTTTCGATTCGTTAGATGATTCACAGAAGGGCTTATATTCGCAGGGCGAAGATGGCTACACTTTGAATGTAGAAGGCGTACCGAAAGAAGATGTAACTGGTTTGAAGCGTAAGATTGACGAATTGCTAACCGAAAAGAAAACGGTACAGCAAAAGGCTCTTGAAGCAGAAGAGCTAGCAAAGATTGAAACGGCTGAAAAGCTAAAGAAGGCAAACGATTATGAGCAGCTATATAACAGCTCTGAATCTGAACGCCAAAAGGCGGCTGATGAGTTAGCAACTTTAAAGGCTAATTTACAGCAGCAGCAGGTAGCAACACAGGCAAGCAAGGTCGCAGGTCAACTGACTAAAGATACCGCTAGAGCTAAGTTGTTATCTGAGCAAATATCCTCTCGTTTATCGTTGGTAGATGGTGAGGTAAGGGTTTTGGACGCTAACGGCAATTTAACCGTTAGTAGTGTTGAAGAATTGACTCAATCAATTAAGACGGAATACCCGTTTCTAGTTGACGGGTCACAAGCTGCTGGGGGTGGCGCAACAGGTGGAAACAGCGGGGCTGGGGATACCAAAACAGTAAGTCGTACAGACTTTGATGCTATGGACGATTACGGTCGTCAAAAGTTTTTTAAAGCTGGCGGCAAAATTATTTAATTATTTTTTTGGAGAACCATTCTAATGGCTAATGTACTAACAAACTTGGCAGCCGATATCTATACTGCCGCAGATACCGTAGGTCGTGAGGCTGTCGGTTTTATTCCTTCTGTAACTATGAACGCAGAAGCAACTCGCGCAGCTAAAGGCGATACTATTCGTGCCGCATTCACTCAAGCTGCTACTGTAAACAACATTTCTGAGCACATGACTATCCCGCAAGGCGATGATCAAACTGTAGATAATGCTGTTATGACTTTAAGCAAGTCACGCGCAGTTCAGATTCCTTACACTGGCGAAGATGTTTTGCACTTACGCAATGGCGCTGGCTATGACACTGTTTACGGTGATCAAATCGCTCAAGCTATGCGTGCTTTGACTAACGAGATGGAAGCTGACCTATTTACTGCTGCTTCTACTGGTGCTCGTTATGCTTCTAGTGCTGTAGGTACTTCACCTTTTGCATTTTCTGCTTCTGCTTCTGGCTTATCTGCCGTAGGCGATGCTCGTAAGCAACTTATCGACAGTGGCTGTCCGATGGACGATGTTTCTCTTGTGTTAAACACTGCACAAGGCGCAGCATTCCGTCAAGTTCCTTCATTGTTGAACGTAAACCAAGCTGGTTCTGATGCTCTACAGCGTCAAGGCGTTTTGCTTGATGTTTATGGCGTAGCTGTTCGTGAGTCTAGCAAGTCTGCTAATCACACTATCGGTGACTTAGCTGGTAGCGTAGTTACTGATGGCGCTGATGCTGTTGGCGCAACTTCAATCGCTGTTGACGGTGGTACTTCTAGTAAGTCTATCTTAGCTGGTGATGTTGTTCAGTTCGGTGGCGCAGGTCAAAAATACGTTGTTGGTACTGGTACTGCTGACGTATCTGGTGGCACAATCGTTCTTAACGGTTCTGGCTTATCAACAGCGGTTGGTGACGGCAGTGCTGTTGCGATTGAAGCGACTCACTCTAAGCAGGTTATGTTCCATCGTTCTGCTATCGAGTTAGCTATGCGTGCTCCTGCTTTACCAAATGGCGGCGACGCTGCTGATGACGCTATCGTTATTCAAGACCCACACTCAGGCATTGTTTTCGAGATTCGTACTTATCGCGGATATCGTAAGTCAATGATTGAAGTAGCGGCTACTTGGGGCGTTAAAGCATGGAAAGGTGATTTCATTCAGCAAATCGTTGCTCCATTAGGCTAGTAGTTTGTAGTGTTTTTGGGCGGCTTACTTGGGTTTCTCTCCCTTTTCCCTTGTAGGTCGTCCATTTTTTTAAGGTGATAAAATGGCATTAACAGTAGAAACAGGACAGCAATCAACGACTGCTAACAGTTATGTTACTGTCGCTGGTTACGATGCTTACCTAAACGCTAGATATATTGGCAGAACAGATATTAGTGACGCTCAGGTGGAAGCATATATCCTTAGAGCGATGGATTATTTTGAACAATTAGAATTTATAGGTATTAAGGCTACGGAGCTGCAAGCGTTACAGTTCCCTAGAGCTTATATCAGTATAGATGGTTATGGAGTAGACAGCGATGAGATACCTAAACAGGTAGTAACCGCAATATACGAAATAGCTTATGGTTTTGAGCAAGGATTCGGAATCAACGACCCTATCGGTAGGGAAGTATCTAAGGAGTCTGTAGGCTCTTTATCAGTAGAGTACAAAGGCTCAAGCGCAGACCGTACTTTGCTCCCTGCGGCTTCTCAGGCGCTTAGAAAGCTAATTAAAAGCCCAGTATCGGTAGTTAGAGTTTAATGGCATACAATTACACGCCATTACAAAAAACGGCAACCGACTTAATAACTAAGTTCGGGCAGGCTGTTACATTTACTAATCGGTCAAACAGCACTTATAACCCTGCTGACGGAACATTCGGTAGCTCAAGCACTAGCACCTATACTGCACAGGTAGTCATGCTTGATAAGCCTATAACCGAAGAAGGCGCGTCAAGTATCACAGGCGTTACTAAGAGCGCATTGCAAGAAGTTGAGCAGGAAGCGTTATGCTCATCTACTACTGAGCCAGCTATAGGTGATGCTGCCGAGATTAATAGCAGAAATTATCGAGTCACTGCTGTTAAGAGAAACCAGCCAGCAGCTACCGTTGTATTTTATGAAATACGGTTAGCTAGTTAAATGAAAAAGGCTCGCTGGGGCGACAGCCAAGTTAAGAAGGGCAGTATAAACGCTGTAATGGATCATCTAGAGAAAAAGATGGACTTACACGCTAGAGGGCTGCTGTTTAGTATCTTTGCCGATACGATTAAAGCAACACCCAGAAAGAGTGGTAGGTTAGCTAATAACTGGTTTACTAGCATAGGCGCAGTAGATACTAGCGTAAGAAGTAAAGGCGGCAACCAGTCGGTTAATAATGTTAGAGAAATGCTCAATAAAAAATTTGAGCTAGGCGATACGGTATACTTCTCAAATAACTTGCCTTATGCAATGGCTATAGAGTTTGGGCATAGCAAGAAGCAAGCGCCACAGGGTATGCTTAGAATATCTGTTAGGAATAATGTATGAGTGTTGATTACGGTCTAATTACAGAAAGCACTACATTAAACGTAGTAGCTGGAGCGCAATCTGATACTCAAAAGAGTTTTAGGAATATACGCATAGCGTTAGAAAGCCAGTTTAATACTGCTGCTGCTCAAGCTAGTATATCTACGAAAGTTTTTGAAAATGTTGAGTTTGACTTAACAAGCCTTTCTAAGAGCACTGCTACCACAGAGCTGCTGAGAGGCACTGTTATACCTGCTGATACTACGATAGCTACACTAGGTGCGACAGGTACAGATTTGAACGAAGGGATATTTCAAATAGATTATTACTGCAAAGTAGGTGTTGGTGGTTATACTGACAAGATCGACACTATTGCAAACCAGTTCCAAAAGAGTACACCGATTAGTGCTGGCGGCACTACGGTGAAAATTAGGAGTGTATCGCTAGGCGTAGGGCGCAGAGTAGATGCTTTTTTTGTCAGAAACATAGACGTATCTTATTTTGCGGTCACACCCGCTAGGAGTTAATAATGGCTTTACCTGCTACGGGTCAAATGCAGACCCTTTCATTCAAAGAAGAATCTACTTATGGCACAAGTGCTGGTGGTGCATTCGCTCTAGTTGAGCACAATTCAAATAGCCTGGCATTGGCGATTAATTTTCTTGAGGAAGCCACCTTGCGCGGTACTCGTGAAGTTAATGAGCTTATCGCTGGTACTCATGCTGTCTCAGGTGAGGTTAGTGCTAACCTTAGCCAACAGGCTTCACATATAACTTTAATTCAAGCTGCTTTACACGATCATACAGCAGCAAATACTAACCAGTTCACTATAGACGGCACTCGTAAGTCTTACAGTTTCGCTAGAGAGTTTAACGATCTTAACGATGGTGACACTAACTCTGTTACTGATGATTGCCAGCTATTCTTAGGTTGTGAAATCAATACTTGCGCGATTAGCGTACCTGCTGACGGTTTCGTTACTGTATCTTATGGCATTGTTGGCTCTACTATGACCAGCCATGATACAAGCCAAGACGGTTCTGCGTCTGCGGTAACTGCTAAAGTC